TGACGCGCAAGGGGGAAGTGGCGCCCGCCTTTCCCCGGGGGGGCGAGATCGACCGCGAGAAGATCGCGGAGAGCTACACCAGCTGGCGCGCCCATGCCCTGCACGGGGATTGCAGGCAGCTGGTGGCGAAATACGATCAGCAATTCCTATCAATATTTGAAAGGAGACCCGAACATGTCCAAGAAGATCAACACTCTGGCCGTGGGTGCTAAGGTACGCGACCCGCTGTCGAAGTATTACGGCGTCCCCGTGGGCTTCCAGATCGCGGACAAAAATCACGCGGGCTATCCCGCGAACAGCACAACGCTGGCTGCGGAAAAGATTCTGTGTTTGAAGCCGTTCGACGCAATGGAGAGCGGCGGCAACAGTAACCGGCAGAGCTACGGCAACAACCGCTACAGCCTGGCGAATCTCCGTCAGTGGCTGAACAAATCCGGCACCAACTGGTACCAGGCGCAGCACAGCTACGACCGCGCGCCTGGCTCCAGCTACGTCTGGAACAACGTCAACCCCTATGACACCGAGGCGGGCTTCAAGACCGGCTTTTCTCCGCAGTTCCTGGCCGCGATCCTGCCGACCACGCTGACCGTGGCGAAGCCCACGACAGACGGCGGCGGCAGCGAGACCGTGACCGACGACTTCTTCCTGCCGTCCAAGCAGGAAGTGGGCCTCGGCTCTGAGAACGGCATCGCCGAGGGATCGCTTCTGGCGCTGTTCAACAGCAACAACAGCTCCCGCCTGCGCACCTGCACGCCGCAGGCCATCGCAAACAGCAACTATAGCAGCAACCCCAGCAGCGCGGCCAACTGGTACTGGCGGCTGCGGTCCCCGTACTCTGGCATCGCGGGCAGCGTTCGCGTCGTCTACTCTGACGGCAGCGGGAGCAGCAGCGACGCGTTCTACGGCCTCGTCGGCGTCCTGCCGCTTTGTAATCTGTCCTCTGATACCTTGGTATCTGATGAGCCTGACTCCGAAGGCTACTACACGATTCAGTGGAATCAGGCCCCGACTACGCCCCCTGGCATCACCGTGCCGGATAGCGTAAAGAGCGGGAAAGACGCAGCGATCAGCTGGGCGGCGTCCACCGATCCGGAAAGCGACGACATCACCTACCAGCTGGACCGCTGGAGCAACAACACGAACGCATGGACCACGATCTACACCGGCAGCAATACCAGCTTTACCGACACCGGCATCACCACGGCGATGGACAGCGTGCAGTGGCGCGTCCGCGCGAAGGATAGCAAGGACGCATACAGCGCCTACACGACGAGCCAGGTAAAGACCGTAACGCACAACGCCGACCCGACCGTTTCCGGAGCCGACGCCAACCTGGGCGCGGTGACGTCGCCCCCGTCCAGAGCCTACACCGTGGGCGATGTGGACGACGGCGACACCCTGACCATCGTGGAGGCACTGGACGGCAGCGAGGTGCGCACTATTGAGGACGCGGAGCGCGGGAAGACCTACACCTTCGGCCTGACGGCCGCACAGTTCGCGGCGCTGGCCGCTGGCGAACACAGCATGACGATCACCGTCACCGACAGCGCAGGAAACAGCGCGACGCGCGTCGTGACCTTCTCCCGCAGCATCACGATGATCAGCGTGCAGCGCGACGCCATCGAGACGGACGCCATGGCCGAAAAGATTCTTATTTCCGTGCGCTTCCTGGGCGCGGAGAACAATTTGACCGTGGAGGCGTGCAACAACGCGAAGGACGCCACCCCGACGTGGGAGGCCGTCACCCCTGGCCGCAAGCACCTGTTCACGAATAAGACGAAGACGGCAACGAAGTGGGCCGTGGGCGTCCGCGTGAAGCTGACGAAGACGAACACCAGCGACACCATCGCGCTGTACGGCGTAAGCGGCTCTTACCTGTAAGGAGGGAAAAGCATGAATCTGACAGCAGCCAGAGAACTGAACAAGCAGGAAGAAGCGCAGCAGCAGCTGCATCTGTGGGCGGCAATTTTAGCCACCCACGACGCATTGATCGCGGGCGGTCTGACCGGCCTTCCTGCGGTCCATGTCGAACGCGCAAAGGCGGTGCTGCTTCGCGCCGGAGATAAGGACGCGGGCGACTACACAGACACGGAACTGCGCACGATCACTGTCACAAGCGGCGCACGCGTCTGGTCTGAGATCGACGACGGCGACCCGATCTTCCGCAACGAAGCCGTAGTCGGCAGCAACGGCGACCTTTACATCACCACGCAGCAGCACTACAAGCGCAGCGACCTTCTGCCCGGCAGTACGGCGGCCAGGACGCTGTTCCGCCTGCTTCGCACAGAGCCGGAGGACGGCACCGTGCTGGACTTCGCGTGGGGCGAGTTAGTCCCCTATGGCGCGAAGCGCAGGGACCCGCAGGACGGCAAGGTCTACACACCGATCCACGAGCAGGGCGTCACGCTCTACGAGCCGCATTATCCGCATCTGGTGCCGTCCGAATACAAGCTGGTCGAGGACAGCAGCGGCGGAGACGGCGGCGACGACACCGTGCCGCGCTGGGCTGATCTGGAGGACGGCCACACCTTCAACGTCGGCGACAGATTCAGCGACTACGGCAAGACCTACGAAGTGCTTCGACAATTCTTCAAAGCAGACAGCTACCGCCCGCCCGCTCTGATCGGGGACTTCTACCAGCTGGCGGAGTAAGGAGGAAAGCATGAACATTAAAGGCATCGACGTGTCTGTATGGCAGGGCAAGATCGACTGGAAGAAAGTCAAGGCGAGCGGCATTGTGTTCGCCATGATCCGCGTCGGCTATGGCAGCAGCCAGGGCAACGACTGCAAAATGGACACCTATTTCAAGGCCAACGTGGAGGGCGCACTGGCCGCGGGCGTAGAGGTGGGCATCTACTTCTATAGCTACGCAAAAAGCGCCCAGGCGGCCGCCAAGGAGGCGGCGTGGGTAGTGGAGCAGATCGCCCCGTATAAGGGCCGCATCCTGTACCCCATCGCCTACGATCTGGAGGATAGCAAGCAGGCAGGGCTGGGGCGCGATGTGCTGACCGCTATGGTGACGGCCTTCTGCACGACCATCGAAGCTGCGGGCTATTATGCGTCGTTCTACTGCAACACCAACTGGTGCAAGAACATGCTGAACATGGACGACCTGAAAGGCTTCGACCTGTGGCTGGCACAGTGGGCCAGCCAGCCGACGACGGCCTACAGCTTCGGCATGTGGCAGCGCAGCAGCTCTGGCAGCATTGCAGGCATCAACGGGCGCGTCGATCTGGACATCGCGTACAAGGACTATGCGGCCATTATCAAGCGCGCAGGGCTGAACGGGCACAAGGAGGCTGCACAGCCCGCAAAGGAGCCGGAGAAGCCCACACAGCCCGCGGAAACGCCTGATGTGAACGACACCCGCAAGAAGATCGTCCAGAAGGCCATCGGCGAGCTGGGCGTGTGCGAGCCGACCGGCGACGACAAGTATATCCAGTGGTACAACACGGAGGTCCTGAAAACATGGGGCCTGCCGCTTGACGCGGCGTGGTGCGCCATGTGGGTGAGCTACGTTGTCAATTATCTGGCAGGCGTCGCCCGCGACATTGTGAAGCCCTACTGCGGATGCAGCACCGGCATGGCCTTCTTTAAGGCACAGGGCGTCTTCCATCCTTCGGCGGCCTGTGGCGGCACATACACCCCGCTGCCTGCCGACATCGTCTTCTTTAAGGATAAGAAATCCACCGCAGAAAGCACCCACACGGGCCTTGTGGAGTATGTGAAGGACGGCGTTCTCCACACCATTGAAGGCAACACCAGCGACGCCGTAAAGCGCCGCCAGTACGATCTGAACGACACCTACATTGTGGGCTATGCGGCCCCGGACTACGGAAAGGAGAACATCGACAGCATGACCAAGGCCGAACTGAAGCAGCTGATCCGTGAAGTGATCGCAGAAGACAACCCCACCTATGCGGACCTGAAAGACGTGCCCGCCTACTGGCAGGAGCAGGCGAAGGCACTACTGGACGCTGGAGCCGTCAACGGCGGCACCCCTGCGGACATCAACCCCACCGATCTGAATCTGCGCCACGAGACACTGAAAGCTGTGATTATTGCGTCGCTTTACCACGACGCAAACACCCCCGAAAAGTGATCATAAAAACCCGCCATTCAGGCGGTAAAATAAGGAGGAAAAACACCATGAAAAACACCACCAAAAAGGCCCTGAAAGCAATGCTCATTTTGGCAATGCTGGTGACGCTCTGCATGTCGCTTGCAGCGTGCGCACAGACCACCGAAACGGGCACCACCGACCCCATCGTTCTGGAGCTGGTGAACGTCGGCCTGGACATTCTGGCGAAGGCTGCCATCGCGGCCATCGGCCTGGCGGGCGCATGGGCGACCGCTAAGATCGGCCAGAACAACAAGCTGGCAAACATCAAGGCGGCCATCGGCCAGGTGACGCAGGCAGCACAGACAACGGTCGGCGAATTGCAGCAGACCACCGTCGAAGCGATGAAGGCGGCGGCAGCTGACGGCAAGCTGACCGAGGACCAGATCAGGACACTGAAAGCCGATCTTTTGCGCATGACCAGAGAGAAGCTGGCAGAGCCTACTGTGCAGCTGCTGGAGGCGGCGAAGCTGGACATTAACGCCATGATTCAGGGCGCTGCCGAGGACCTGATCAATCAGATGCACACGACGCAGCAGCTGATTGCTGGGGAACTGATCGTGGAATAAGACAACAAGAAGGGCGACCGCAAAACGCGGCCGCCCTTCGCTTTTTATGCAGAATGTTATGCAGGCGTTATATTTGACACGGAACGCGCGCGGTTTGCCAGCGAGCGCGCGCCGCTACACGAACGAAGGAAAGCTGAAAAAGCGCGTGGTATTTTACTGCGATGAATTTGGTACGATGCCGCCCTTTGACGTTCTGCCGCTGTTCTCCGCAGGCCGAAGCCGCAAGCTGACGCTC